TTTCTGGTGCTCTTGATATTCTGTATATAACTAAACTGTCTTCAATCATTCTTAATTGATTGACAGGTTTAATTGATTTGTGTAAGTATGATAATACATGTCCTTTGTTCTGGTCAATAACACCAGATGGACAATATGTAATACTATCAGCAGCAATCTTAATGCCTTCTGTAGTACCCATCTTTAAACCTTTATCGTTGTAGATAAAGTATTCTTCTATATCTTGAATTAAATCAACTTGTGTAGCATTATCTTTTTGTTTATTGACTTGTCTTACTTTCTTAATTTTCTTAGGATCTATATAACGAACTTCTACAAGTCCTTTTCTTGGATCCTTCTTATCAATAACTTTGTGATAAAATAATCTACCATCGATATACCACCTTCTAAAGATATCATGACCTTTTACATTAAAGTCTAATAATCTTAATACAGTGTTAAATTCTTCACGAATTCTTTTCTTGATAGTTTCTGAATATTGTAAATTATCGAGAGCGATAGCAACCGACTGATCTTTTTCATCAGATACAATTGATTCGTTTACTATGTCTTCGATTGCAGAATCGCACTCAGGTTGAGTTGCGATGTCACGATATCTACGAATTAAATCTTGTTCAGATCTTTCTCTACCATCAGTATCAAGAACTTGACCGAAGAAACCTCCTCCAGCAACTTCGGTCGTTCCATCATCTGTACTTGGTAAAGTGAACTTCTCTTGACTTTTTTCGTCTTTGACTCGCTCAAACTTAAAACCAAAAAGTTGTGCCATGTTATAATTACTCCAAACTTAAAATTGTATAACTATTTATACTCGTTAAATTTAGAAGTTTACACCACTTGCTTCAAAGTGTTGGTATCTCCATGTACACTCAAACTCTTCAATAGTATTGTTAGTTTCAGTGGCCAACTCTATTGTAGCAACAGTCAGTGGCCATGCGTTTCTAAAGATATAACTCTTAAGAACTGTATCATCTCTATCTAACTGCTCAACAAACAAGTCAGTTTGATAGTCAGCAGGAGCAACTACACCAGTTCCTTCTGCTAAATCGTTGATACCATTTGACCATCTTTCCATAGCATTCCTAATCATAAAGTCAGTGTCATTGATGAAAGTTACTGACCATGGATCTGTAAACTCTCTGTCACCTGCCATATAGATACTTCTTCCACGGAAAGGTACAGCAATCTCACCAAGTGCTTGAGCAGGTAAGTTTGATGCCTTTACTAGAAAGGATGTTCTACGAACATCTAATCCGATAGCAATACCACTAGGTGGAGTAATCGTTACTCTAAATTGGTTAGGTCTAGCACCACCACCAATCAGATTCGCTTTAAAATCGTCTATTGCTGCCATGATTAACCTCCTACCTCACTGAAAGAAACACCTGTTCTTACAGCAATAAAGTTTAGTGTAATGAAGTTAATTGAACGAGCAGGTTTGATGAATATATCTGCAACAAACTCATTTCTATCAATTACTTCCCCTGTATTATTAGTAGCATCACACTTCACTAAGAAGTCTGTAATACCTCTACGACCTTGAACATCTCTTAAGAATGGTTCAATTAAGTTTCTAAACTGTGCTCTTGTAAACTCATCATTGAATTCAAAGAGTTGAAACTTGGCTGCAGTAGAAATCGCTTTCTCTAATACTAAGAACAATCTACGAACATTAATTCTATCAAACGCACTTGGTTTTGATAGAGCAGTTTTATCTCCAAATAAAACTACACCTTGTCCTGGAAAGTTTACAACAGGATTAACTCTTGCACGATACAAGAAATCTCTGTTTGCTTTGTTTGGATTGTATGAAAGTTTAATTGCGTTTCTTACATTACCACGATTCAAACCTCCTGGAGAGAACCATGCGTCTGCAACTCTATCAGTGTTAGCACATAAACCAGCAGTGTCACCATTAAGTGGCACGAAACGATATACATCGTTATACTTGTCATACATGTACTTGTAACCACTATCGAATACCATGTAAGATGACGAAGGACATAAGTCAAACGCATCTTGAACATTGTCAGTTTGTGTATTACTATCAGCAACACCAACTGTAGCAGAACGATAAGGTGAAACAAAACCAACACAATCTTTTCTTGTTTCTACTATATTTGTAATCATTGTTACAAAAGTATCTTGACCAGCAGCACTATCAGTAGTTAAACTTGATGAACCACCAAGAAGTAAGTTTACTTCAATGTTATCTGAGTCTAGATATTTTTCAAATGATAATTGCATCTCACCAGCAGTTACTGCATAATCGTCAGTACCACCAGAAAGTGTAGTTAATGTTGGAGTGTTTACTGCTGTGTAAGCAGAAGTTGTATCAGTTCCCCAGTTTGTACCTGCTGAGTTATGATCCATCCAATAAATGAAAGCAGATTGTCTAAAAATTACATCAGCATAATAAATGCTATCACCTTGTGGTGATTTAGCAGATGAGTTTTTAGATAAGTTAGAATATGTTTCAATTACAGAACTTTGGTTTTGCCCTGCAACATCGTTGTCGTTACCAGTTATATCACCTGTAGTATCATAAACAACAACATGCATTTCGTCACCAGTACCACGACCATTTTGAGTCGCATATGCTGAAGTTCCTGGAGCACTAGTAAATAAATCATAGAACTTCCATCGTCTTAATACAAACGAGTTGTCAGGAATAGCAGTTTGAAATCCTACTCCGTCTGGGTTATCTTTTAATCTAAGTGTTATGACATTACTGGTTGTATTTACAGCAGTAACTTCATATTCTCTAAAGTTATCTACTGGTGATGTATAGTTAGCATCGCTGTAGAATGATAATAAATCACCTACATTAATAGCGAAACCAGATTCGTCAGCATTATCTACTGTAATTGCATTGTCGCCAACTGCTACATCGTTTTGGTTTACTAAGTTGTTAGCACCAAGTGATTGTTGATATGCAGTTCCCGAAGGGCATATAGAAACACCCAATGAATTTCCGTGAGTACCAGCAGTTCTTGCTGCCCACTCACCTACTGAACCTTGTCCAGTATTAAAACTATTTTCATAGTGTTCATCGTCACGAATAAGAACACCACCAGTAGCACCTGCGTTGGTGATGGCAGATTCTGCACGAGTAACGAAGCAAGCATCTGTATATGCTAAAAAGTTTGCCACTGTGAACCAAGATTCGAATTGATTACTTGTATTTTGGGGTCTTCCAAATATTCTTAATAACTCTTCTTCAGAGGTTATAAGAGTTGGAGAATTAACTGGACCTTTTTCAAAGGCACCAGCAGACGCACCGATCGAAGTTGCAACTGCAGGAACAACATTCGTCAAATCAATTTCTTTTACTTGGACTCCAGGCGAGACTTGAAATCCCATAGTGTTTACTCCTAAAATTAATTAAATATTACTTTGTCACTTTATTTATAAATTGACAACTTTCAATAATCTAATTTATAAGTCAAAAAGAATATAAATAGATTTATGAATGAACATTATGAAAAATATAAAGAAACTATCAAAAGAGTTTCAAAAAGAAACTATCATAAACGAGTTTCATCTTTGAGTAAGTATTTAGAAAATACTAAATGTCAATATTGTGATGAAAATGAAATTGCTTGTTTAAAGTTTCATCCACATGATAAAGAGATAAGAAATAAGATAAAACGAGTTGGTATGAATGTTGAAAGTAGGAAAGAAGTAGAAAAATTAATCAACGATTCTTTTATAGTATGTGCTAACTGTAAGATAAAGATAGATAATGAGTTAATGGATACTGCTTACCAATCACTCTTATAATCTCTTTGTACAGTAGTCCACTTTGTACCATACTCATCAACTTGAACATCTGGTTCATCTATACCATTATCAATAAACCCAAATGGTGCCATATCTTGTTCTAATTGTTCTTGTTGGTCTCTAAACATTCTCTGACGAATATCGCTATCAGTAAGTTCCTTAAAATATGTTTGGTCTATTGACCAAGCAAATAAGAATAAACAAGCAACTAAATCGTCATTACAACCAGTATCTGCTTCCCAAGATTTCCCCTTTACTATAAATGTAGACAACTCACTTATTGTATCAATATCTTGAATAATAATTTTATCACTTTCAATTAATTGTTTTAAATTAGAGCATCCAACTCTTTTAACTGCTTTAGTGGTACGAACTCCTAATTGTGCTCTACCACCTGAAAATCCACCACCTAAAACTTGACCTGAACGACCACGCATAGATGCCATCATTAAATTGTCATACTCTAAATCAAACTGTAATGCGTTTGCTACCTGTTCTCCTATATCATTTACCTCTACTAATACAAATGCTTGGTTATATGCTTGAGCAACAGTGTGTATTTTTTGAGGGAACATCAAAGGTTTAATTTCATTGTCACGATATTTAGCAACAACCCTATATGGAACTTGTGTCACATCAAATACTAAAAATGCTGAATAGTCGTTGTTAGTTCCTCGTGCTACATCAGCAGTTAGCATATATGTTTTATCTTTTATAGGTTGTTCAAATAATTCTAACCCAGCATTAGTTTGTATTGGGTCATGATATGTTAGAGTTTTTAGTTTACTTGGATTAATAAGTGTATTAATACTACCTAAGAACTCACACTCAAACTCAGTCTTAAATTGTTGTTCTGATGTATTACGAATTGTTTCTTGTTTCCACTTCTCATCTCTTCCTGGAACTTCAGACCAATGCACCTCAAGTGGAATATAATCGTTTCTACTATTTTCAGCATCCGTCCACAGTTTGTAAAACATATTCATACCATGTGGTGTAGATACTATCATTACTTTTGTTGTTTTACCAGATGATATAGTAGGATATACAGAACTAAAAAATTCTTCAGCAACATTAGATGGTACATAAGCAAACTCATCAAGGAAAATAATGTTAAATGAACCACCTCGAATCGCACTACCAGAAGTAGATGCTGCCAACATACTTGAACCATTTTCTAATTCAAGACTACCTTTGTTCCAAGATATAACACCTTGTTGTAACCATTTAGGAAGATGTTCATATCCTAATTGAAGTCTGCCTAATATATCTCTAGCAGTTGATGATTTGTTTGCAAGAATAGCAACATTTACATTCTCATTAAATAGAACATAGTGTAAGAGATATGCTACGATTGTTGTTGACTTACCTGACTGTCTAGGAAGTTTACAGATAGTAAAACGATTGTTGTGAAATGTACCAACCATTTCTTTTTGAAAGTTGTACATATTAAATGGTACAAGACCTTCATCAAGAGAAACAATACGCATATATGTTTCTATAAAGTATACTGGATCCTGCATACACTTTGCGTATTCGGCAACCTGCTCCTCAGTGTACTCAAAGGGAACATTAGTCTTTTTTAAATTAGGATTTCCTAAATATTGATTATCACTTGCCTTTGTTGTCGACATCATCTATCTCTTGAAGTTTGCCTTTTAATATCTTTTGTAATTCTTTTGTACTACCTACAAACAATGCGTTGGTCACATTCTGTGGTGCATCTTTAGGAACTTCTTTTAACTTCTTCATTTTAGTTTGAAGGTCGCCAAGTTTTTCAGTTACCTCAGCAACTTGTTTAATAAGTTGACCAGCAACTTCATAAGATCTTGGATGTTCAGACTCACGAGCGAGATCTAGTATACCTTCGATAGCATCCGAACCTCGTTCAATTAAATTATAAAAATTTTCTCTTTGATATTTGTAGTCAGCATCCATATCTTCCAAGTTTTCTTTAGGTCTTGGAACAACAGGTATGGTTTCATCTTTTGTGATTAACTCTGACTTGTCATCAATATTCAATGCTTCATTTAATATATCTTTAGTGCTCATAATGTGTCCTATTTGTCAGTGCCACTTTCCTCATCAAAGTTTTTAGCATCTTCAAAGAAAGATACTGTTTCATTAAATCCGAAGTCATCATCGGCATCAGCAGTTGTTGGCGAAGGTGTAACAGAATACCTTTGTTCTCTTTTCGGAGCAGTATCAGGTAAATCTGTATATTGGTCGACTTGAACAGTTTTAATAACCTTGCTAGAGGTAACTGGTCCATATAGAAAGAATTTAGTAGTAAAGTCTAATGTGTATATAATTGCTCTTCTTTCACCATAATCGCCTTTGTAACTATCTTCATAGTCAATACCATTTAATACAATAGGAATATCTCTTGCGACACCCATATCTGCCATATCATTAATTGTTAATGTATAGTCTGGTTGAAAGAATGGTAATACTTGTTCAACTATTTGTAATGCATCATCAGATTGTTTCGCCATAGCATATAATTGTATGTTTAAATTATAAGGAACTGGCATATATTGTGTATCTAATTTACTAGAATCGCTTGAACTTGATTTTACTTTTTTAAACTTTTGTACACGATTTAATTTTCTAGTAGGATCGTATTGTAAGTTTTGTATTTCAAATCCTAATCTAGGAAGTGTAATAGCAACCTTGCTATCTAAATTAGCATCTTGGTCTAACCTTCCTAACCATTTTTGTTTTGGTCCATATGCTAATGGCACCTTCATAGATTGTGTAACTCTTCCACTACTATTTTTCTTCACGATGTGCAAGTCATTAAATAGTGTACCAAATGCCACTACAATATTTCTTACTGTTTCGTGATAAAATTGTCTATTACCTAACATTATTCATTTACTCCTGGATCTCCGAATGGGTTAGACTCTGTAAAGTCTAATACATTATCATCTTGTGTATCAAATATAGCATTCTGTGCAGACTTATCGTTTACACCATCTCCTACTATATAGTCTTCTTGTATCAAGTAATCAGAATCATCTGCGTCAGTATCATTTTCAAGTAATATACTTTCACCAACTGAAGTAGAGTCATTTTCCATAGTGATGTTATCACCATCAGTTTCTTCTAATAATACACCATAACTTCCTTGAGCATGTTGTATTGTAATATTTTCGTTTTGAGCAGTTGATTGCTCCATAGTAAATTGATGTTGCATAGAGTCTATGCTTAACGCATCATCTATACCATCTATTTCACTAATACCAGTATCAAAGTCTTCAGAACCATATTCAAATGTTCTACACTTGAGTTTATATGTTGGTAAATTATGGACTTGATAAAAAGGATCGTCATGGTCTACGAAACCTATTTCGAATAATCTTTTACCTTTAGGGAAATAAATTAAATCTCCTTCATTTGGTCTAGTGCTTGTGGTAAGGTTTGAGTCTTGTGATACAAACTGTTCCCATCTTCTTCTTGAAACTATAAATGTTGTTTCATCTCTTATTTCTAAACCAAACTGAGACATCAGTTCTTTTTGCCCTTCGTAACCATCTACATTCTCAATATACATTTCTATCAAGTATGCATCATCGAAAGTTGAGAAATCTTCTTCACCTAAAATAGAATCTTTTGAAGCAATGTTACGAGGAATATAGTATACATCTTGACCATATATACGAAGTTGCTCTATAATTAAATCTTCATAGAGTTCTTGTTCTCTAACAGTTCCTGTGTCAAAATATACATTTGTTGGCATTGCCTTATCCTATTTGATACATAGGAGGCAACTCATAAGCAAGTTGTATCTGTTCTTCCAGTTTTTGAATCTCTTCTGTTGCTTGTTGGTATATTTGTTCACCATTCATTTGTACACCACCCAGCATCTGGATTCCTTGAAACTTGGAAAGGTTTGCTCCCCATTGCCTTTTAATTAATTGAGTACAATATTTCTTTAAGAAAATGTCATCCCAAATATCAGTATATGTATCAGGATCTACTTTTCTAAAACACTCAATAACGATAAAGTCATCTTCCGCCACATCGTTCGCCCAATCCATATCAATGTATAATCTGTTTTGGTGTTGATTGAAACGAAGTGGTTTTTCACCTACTAATAAATGTGATAGGTGGTCTAAATGACTCATTGTCATTTCATAATGAACAAGTGATGTTGATGAGAAATCGTATAAATCATTTAATCTTAATTGATAACGCATATCAAACATATTGTTAGTTGACGAGTCATCAAATGGAAATACTTGAACTATAGAAACTACAGGGGAAGGAATAGGAATAAATCCTTTGCCTTCTAACCAATTAGCAGTAATGCTATTATCAGCAGTGTCTGTTGCTGTTGTAGTAGCATTAGTTGCTGCTCTAGCAATTTCTGCAGCAGTTATTTTATGTTTAAGAAACATTCTTTCAATACCATCATAATGATATTGAGCAAAATATTGTAATCCTTCATCTATACGATCGTCTACTTGGTCGGGATCGACATTAATTTCTATTACAGGTTTACCTAATGCTCTTAAACAGTATTCTTTAAATGTTGATTTTGTACTTGGGATTGCCATTTAATTATCCTATGAGTATGTTCCGCCATCTACAGTGGTTACTGTAACAGCACCAGAACTAACAGTGAAATTATCACTACTAAATGATGCTACACCTTTATTAGATGTTGTTGCTAATTCACCAGCAATTGTTATTGTACCACCACTTTCTGTTGCATCTATACCTTCACCAGAAGCAAAAGTTATTGTTGTTCCTAATGCTCTTGCAGTAGTATTAGATCCATCACTTACAGTGATAGAACTATTTGCTAACGAAGCATTAGCAATGTTTGTTAAAGTATTATCTGGACCATTGATTGTTTTGTTTGTAAGTGTATCAGTTGTTGCTTTACCAACAAGTGTGTCTGCAGCAGCAGGTAATACTACTGTAACATCACCAGTAGATGCTGGACCAATTAATGTTACTTTGTTTGTACCATTATCTGAATCTTCAAAGAACTCTAAGAAACCAGCACTAGTAGCACCATTCTTTAACTGTATTCCAGCATTAGCAATAGGTGTAGTAAGTGTTGGTGTAGTTAGTGTCTTGTTTGTTAAAGTCTGACTAGCAGAAACAGAAACAATGTCAGCACCACCTAATGTAGCAGTTGTTGCTTCTAAGTTAGCAACAAGTGTACCAGTTGTAATAGATAAGTTACCTGTTGTAGCACCAGTAAATGTACCAGTACCAACTATAAATTTATCAGCACTTTCATCAAAACCTATAAATGCATTTGCTGCACTACCTCTTTCTATTACGATACCAGCATCATGTGATGGAGTACCTGTTGTTCCGTTTGCTAACTCAATCAATGTGTCAGTTAAAACTTTGTTTGTTGTAGCAATAGTTGTAGTATCACCATTAACAGTGAAATCTCCTGTTACAACTAAATCATTTCCGATTGTAACATCATTTGGCAAACCAACTGTAATTGTACCAGAACTTTCTGCTACTGTAACCTCATTAGCAGTACCAGAGAAAGTAATTGTTCCACCCAAAGCAGTAGCAGTAGTATTAGATCCATCACTTACAGTGATAGAACTGTTAGCAAGTTTTGAGTTTGCTATTGAACCTGCTAATTCAGCATTAGCAACACCACCATCTTTAATAGTTACTGCACCTGACGATACAGCAAAATTATCACTACTAAATGAAGCAACACCTTTATTTGATGTAGTTGCGTCTTCACCTGAATATGTTATTGTACCTGAACTTTCGCCTACATCCATACCCTCACCTGCTGCGAATGTTATAGTACCACCCAAAGCAGTAGCAGTTGTAGTAGATCCATCACTTACAGTGATAGAACTATTTGCTAATGAAGCATTAGCAATGTTAGATAATGTGTTATTACTAGCATTAATAGTTTTGTTTGTTAATGTATCAGTTGTTGCTTTACCTACTAATGTATCTGCAGCAGCAGGTAATGTTACTGTAACATCTGCTGTCGATGCTGGACCAATTAATGTTACTTTGTTAGTTCCGTTATTAGTACCCTCTAAGAATTCTATTTTACCAGCAGTTGTAGCAGTAGGTGTTAATATAGGATTAGTTATAGTTTTGTTTGAAAGTACCTGTGCTCCACCAAGTGTAGCAACTGTACTATCAATAGCAAATGATATTTGGTCGTCAGATACTGTAGTGTCAATACCAGTACCACCATCAAAAGTTAAAGTTCCACCTGTACTAAATGTGTCATTAGAACCACTATCCGCAGATAGTGTAAACGAACTAGATGCTGCTGCTTCTAAACTAATTGATGTTGAACTGTGGTCGTACACTAAAACATAATTGTCTTGTCCTGACCCAACAGTTTGGTCTGCATTAAATTCAAAGTTACCAACTTTAACATTACCAGTACCATTTGGGTCTATTATAATGTCACCATTTGAGTTTGTAGAAGAAATAGTATTAGCATCGATAGTAATATTATCTACAAGTAACTCATTAAGTTTTTTATTTGAGTCTACAAGTAATGCTTTACTAGCAGTTACAGTTCCTAAAGTGTGATCCATTAAATCAGTGTAATATTTTCCACCAACTTTTAATGGAGTGTTGCTGTTTGATGTAGGATCCCCTATGAATAGACGACCACCATTACCACCAGCATCTGTATCTGCTGCTGATGTGTCATATATGTAAGCAAGTTCACCCTGTTCCAGTGTAGAAGGAAGATTTGCTGTAGTTGTTCTTTTTACTTGAATGGTTGTTGCCATATTCTTTTATTCCTTTAAAATATTCCACCAGTAATTCTAAGAGTACCTGATGTAGTATCTATTTCGTTCACTGCAGTAAACTTTCCTGTAGATGATTTATATTGTATTAATGCTCCATCAGCGAGACCTGTAGTATTCACATCACTAAGTGCTGCGAATGAAGTTGCTGCTTCTCCAGTGTCACCTTTTGGACCTTGTATTGTAACTCTTGTTACAGCAGCAGTTTTGCCCTCTGAAATAGAACCTTGAATTGTAGTACCACTATTTAATGTTGCAGTAATAGACATTTCTTAACTCCTTGATACACTTGGACTTATAGTAGCAATGCCTTCTAAAACTCTGGTCTTATCGCCACTACCATCTGTAATTAATAAGTCATAAACATAACGACCTTGCTCTAAAGCAGTCGTTTGTACATCTGTAAGAGAAATAGTTATTTTTCCTGTAGTTCTGTCTGTCGCAAATGCTGATGTAAATGAAGTCGCTGATGTCGAATCATATGTTTTCCTAATCATTGCTAAAGCAGTGTAATTAGTTAAGTCTAAAGCAGATCCAGCAGAATCTGACACAGTGACTGTAGTTGAAAAATCTGCACCTTGATCGATGAAGATGTTAGAAATTGCTGCCATTTACCTCAATTCTCCAATTAGATGTATTAACACATCTATTTATAAAAGAATTAGTATTGACTTTAAGAAATAATAATGCGAACTAGACCCACAATGTCTATAACAACTAAGGCGAGATAGTTTGCTAGCATACCAAATGAACCTCTTGTCCATGCTGACCAAGTGTACATTAAGCAACCTGAGATCCAAACTATGTATAATTCTAGTAATGGTGGATTGGGTACAGTTAATGCCATGACAATAGAGCATCCGATACTAAGTGCCCAAGCGACAACTTCAACTATAAATCTAAATGAATTAGTTTGATAGTCTGCTGATATCCATTCTAGTGTGGCATAAATTTTCTGCATAATAAATAGTTACCTGACGATTTTATAGTATTATACTCGACTTGAATAGAAATGTCAAATAATTTAGAAGTATATGTTTCGTATAGGTTGATAATTCCGTTTCAGTATAGTATTATAATAAATAGTATTATCTTGCTTTATTTAGTATAGGTAATGTATAGATAAATCTATACGGAATCTATTGACAAAACTAAGTAAATAGAGTATAATCATGGAAGTAAATTAAACAAAGGAGTTTAGTAAAATGAAGAAATTTTTAATCAATATTCGTTACTTACTAGCACCTCTATTCATACTTGCAGCAGTTGCTGGTGTGTACGCAGGTGGTCCATTTGTATGGACAGGAGTTGTTCTTCTAGGCATGGGAATTGTTGTTGACACATTAGTGAAAACAAGAACTCCAGGTGCAGGTTTCGATGAAAACGGAGATACAAATGGTGTACCATTGTTCCAAAATGCAGTAATGTATACAATGTTACCAGTGTTTGTATTACTTCAAGCAGTATTAGCATGGAGAATCTGGCAATACACAGGTGGTGCTGTAGACGCATTAACAACTTCACAGTTGATTGGTGCTACAATGTCTTCAGGTATTTTCTTGGGTATCGGAATTATCTATGGTCATGAACTTGCTCATACTAAAGGATTTAGTTTCATAATTGCTCGTTGGATGATGGCATTGTCTGCTAAAGCACACTTCTGTTATGCTCATGTATACAATCATCATTTAGAACTAGCACATGAAGACGATCCAGCAACAGCACCAAGAGGTCGTAGTTTGTGGGCACATTTCCCCAAATCAGGTTTAGGACAATCTAAGTTCTTATTCTTAATGGAGAAATCAAGACTAAACAGACTTGGTGTACCTTTCCTAACATGGCAAAACAGATGGTTAAGAGGTTATGCTATGGCATTACCAACAATCGGATTATTCTGGTTCGCAGGTGGTTGGGTAGGAATAGCATGTTTGTTTGGAATGTGGATGATATCCAACTTCGAGTTAGAAACACTTAACTACTTGGAGCACTATGGATTAATCCGTGAGAAAGGTCAACCTATTGACTACAGACATTCATGGGATACAAACAGTGCTTTCACAAGTTGGTTCTTTATTGAGATTGGTCGTCAAGGTGACCACCACGATCGTGGAGAAACACACTTCTGGGAGTTAGATGAAGTAGGTGCACCAAATACTGGTCACGGATACTTTACATTGTTCGCAATTGCTTTATTCCCACCTCTATGGAGAAAGTTTATTGAACCATATCTAGAAGATATCGATAAGCATGATTCAACAGAAGGTGAGCAGAAGATAGCAAGAGAGATGAATAAGGTAGCAGGTTATCAAACCATATAAGTTATCATAATCATTTTTAAATCAAGGGAGTCTATTCAGACTCCCTTTTTTTTATTCTAAAATTACTTTTAACATATCCTTCAGGTTTTTCTTCCCAAAAGTTTACAGAAAGAGCATATCTATCACCTAATGTTACAGGCAATACTTGATGCTGTATAATTGAATTGAAATATATTAGTCTGTTGTATTTTGGTTCGTATTGAGACATATCTTCAAACATTAGATTACCACCTTTAACAAAATGTGGATATCCATAAAACACTGTACTTAATGAAGCAGGTTTCTTTACTCCTGTTCTTTTTTGTAATGTCTCATCTAAGTCTTGATGTGGTGGTAAGTTATTTGTAGAGTTTGAAGAAATCTTAACTCTCCAATATTCATATCCAGCATATCTATGAAATGTATCTTTAAATGTTTTTCTATATTCTTTGTATACTATTCTTTCAAATATATTTGTAGGTCTGTTACTTAAACTCACCCACTTCATATCTTGTTTGTGTAATAAGTCCCAAAGATTAACATTGTTTAATTCTTCTAGATAATTATCATCTAGAAAATTGTCAATTGTATTAATCACCATATCCCAAATTTATAGTAAGTGAAAGTCGTTTACCATCTGACTTGTAAACTTCATGCCATGCTTGAGCAGGAACGAGTATAATTTCTTGTTCATGTAACTTATACCTTTGGTCATCTACAGTCCAATAGTTTGTGCCATAGATTTGTTTTGATATGGCACTATACCCATGATTATGTAAATTGAAACTAGGATGAACATCTTTTTTACCATTACCAAAATAGAAATTACCTCGTATGTTACCTATACCAGTTCTATCTATAAGTTCCTCCTCAAGAGTCCTGAGTTCCTCTGTAAGGTCTAATATATCTGCCAATAATACAGTGTAACCCTTATCATAAAACGACTTCATTTTATCGAAATCAAGGAATCCAGTTCCGTCATTTACATAACTATGCTTCTCTCCATACATAGATATTATTTCAACAGTAGGTTGTTGGTCAGGTGCAGTAGGATGTACAAATGGCCATCTCCTTTTCATTCTCAGTATATCAAACATTTGTTCTTCAGTTATATTAATCTGAAAGTCTTGAACAAACTGACACAGTTCTTTTTCTTTTTTCTTAAATAGTTTTTGATACATTATTTAACAAAGTCCTTGTTCATTCCTAACATAGGTCTGCTATCTAAATGCAGATTTACATTATCTTCTTTATTTTCAACCCAATGTAAAAATACTTGTGCGTGGTCTACTCCTCTAAATGGTTCTCTCCAATGTTCAATCTTAGTTCCTTTATATAAACATAATTGTCCTGGAGTTAATTGTACAGGAGTTCCTTTCGTATTCTTTCTGCCACTCTTATCACCAAAGAATATTGGCCAGCAATATGTGTCCTTTAATTTATCACCATGCATGTTAGATAAGTCATATCCTAAACAAAGTGTCCCACTTACAATACACTCGCTCCTATCAATATGTCTTTCCATTTCAGTGCCTTCTGTATACATTCTAGACCAACTATATGTTGGAATAAGTTTCATACCCATATGTTCTTGGACCATTGGTGTTGCTAATGCTAAGACAGTTTCAATAACTGGTTCAGCATATTTGTTCCAAACCTTTTTATTTAAACAATTACTATCACTAAACTCACCATAATGTACTTGTTCATCATCAAATAAATCTGGTTCTATTTCTTGAACATATTTTGCTTTTTGGGCAGACATCTTCAAGTGATGATATAATATTAAAGTTGTTTCGTCTTGTAGAAAATTGTCGAGTATAACCCAACCATTCTCATTGAAAAACTCATTCGACTGTTTTCTAATTGACATATTTTACCTCCAAGGTTTTCCTAATGCCCAAAGCACTAATGAATATCTAGTGCCCTTTGTTATCGGTGTTACTGTATGTTGTTTAAATGAAGGAAAAAATATCATAGAACCTTTTGCTTTTATTTCTGCACATTCCATAATATCAACTCCAGTATCATGCGTCTTACCTAAATCAAATTTTAATTCACCACCCTCAAAATCTTCAGGTCTTGATAAATTTAAAGTCATGCTTATCTTTCTAACCTTTCCTTCAAATGTTTTATCATCTGTATATGGATTGCTTGATTCCTTATCTTCTTCACCTAAAATATATTTTCCAAAGTGGTCTGAACCACCATCGTTGTGCCAACCATATAACCCATCTTTGTCATACTTTGTAAATTGAAAACTCTCTGCCCAATCTATATCCCAGTTCCAACCTGTTTCACTATTAGCAGTTTCTAGATATGGCCAAATTAAATCATACAACCATTGGTCGTTAAACCATGCTACATTACAATCTCTGATATAATAGTCACCCAACTTTTCTTTTGCTTCTTTAGGTGTTAGTTCTTTGACACTAGGTAAGTTTGTACCAGATTGTCTTTGATCGTTGCTCCTCGTTGTACCAGAGACCTCTCCACCACCTTCTCGTATTGCTTTTAATTGTTTCTCACCCATCTTTATAATGGCATCACATACATCGTGAGAGATTGCTTCTTTAAACCAATAATAGTCATGATATAAATTCATAAAGACAATCCTCCATCAATATGGTTTATATTACCTGTCATAAACTTTGCCTCATCTGAACATAAGAAGTTTACAAGGTTTGCTATATCATCAGGCATTCCTGCCTGTCTTAATGGAGTCATAGATATAATCTCTGGTTCATAACCCCCATCTCTCCATATCTTTGTCATATCAGTTCTAGTATATCCAGGAGATACAGTGTGTACTCTTATATTATATCCACCAAGTTCTTTAGCAAGAGAATTAGTAAATCCAAC